TCTCTCTCCCACGGCATCATATTTTCTAATTCAGTTAGACTGTATTTGTGATGTTGCATTAAAGCGAAATTTGTTCTCATCAAATTATACAAGTCTTCGTGAGAGAGGGTTATGCTAAAAAATTTACTATGCCTTCCAATGTTCTATGATGTTTTGTTTCGCATTTTTTGCACTCATAGTCAATGTCATATTTTAATCTAGGAATTTTTTCAAAAAAATCTTTAATTAAGCCAAATTGAGTTTGTGTTAAACTGTCAAGAAACTGAATTAATTCTTCTCTCGATTGTTCTTTGGCAGAGAATACTTGCTCACCATCAAAAATTGCTTCAATCGATGAGATGATTGCTTCATACATCGCATCAGGACTATTTAGTTGAATCTTCGACAACTTTTCCACAAGCGCAATATTTGGATACTTCATAATTATTCCAATAGAACTTGTTAATGGAATAGTTCTTTTTTCTTCATTTGCTGGTTCTAATTGAATTTGTCTCAAATCAATCATAATATTTTGCACACCGTCACATCCTTCGCTTGTGCATTTTAAAGCAAACTCTGCTTGTTCACCAACCGACACTTCACGCAATCTTAAAAAGATGTTGTCAATATCAAACATTGGTAATTCTTCAGGGTCAACTTCTCCGAATGTGCAATTAGTAATAATCTGTTTAATTGCGTTGAGAATTTGTTTCTCATCTTCAGATTGTAGTGCCAATAAAAGAATCTTTTCTTCTTTTACTAAAAACGGTCTATACTTAATTGTATTTCCATTTGATGCCAATTTCATTTCATATGTTGGCGCATTAATCATAGGTAAAGCCATGGTATCTCCTTAATAATTAAATCGAAATCGATTCTCCGTTTTCGTCTTTTAGGTTATGACGAGAGGAAGTCCGTCATCATCTACTAATTCTCTTCCTTCACCATCAACAGCAAATCCATCTTCATTCTCTGTATCAGGGTCATTGAAATCTTCATCATCTCCAAAATCTTCTTCACCAAATGCTTCCTCTTCAGTTTCTCCTTCATCTTCATTTGTTGATTCGGAAGAATCTTCATCTGTAGTTGCAACTTCTTCTTCAGCAGGAACAGCTTCTTCAAATAAGTATTTAACTTCATACTTATGATATGCAAAAGTTACAGAAACTTTTTGAATTTCTGAATCTCCAGCGGCATATTCCATTGATGCCACTTCAGTAGGGAATATATCAAATAATTCTACAGCATATAATGATTCTTTATCTGCTACAGTTCCATCTTGTAAGTCTTCGTCTAGGGTGTATATTTTTGCTCTAGAGACATACTCTTTATAAAAATTAAAATGATTGTTTTTTGGATTAACAATAAACTCTTGCCATAAATCAAAAAATCTTCTAATTTTACCTTCTCTATCTAAATAAAATGTTGCAGTAAAATCGTTATATGTTCTATTCATTGGCATTCTAAAAATAGGACCATAAGTTCTATTGTCTTTGGTGTCTATTTTCATTCCAGGAATTGACATTGTTTCGCAAAATAAACTAACAAGTCTTTGCGTAGAATTCATTTCCGAATATCTAGCATTAACATCCATACCAGGAAGTTTTTCATTTGTCAGTCTAGCAAATTGTGCCGAACCTGAATCTTGTAGAAATGGTGGAAAAATTTCTAATAGATACTTGCTCTTTTTTGCAAGACCATTAGATTTGACGGTATTGATAAATTCGTTAAGTGTTGGCATTAGAACATTCTTCGTGATTTTCTGAATACGGATTCTCTACTTGCACCAACAAATCTTTCTGTTGGCAACGCTACAGCACTTGGCCAATCGTTAGGGTCAATATAAAGAAACTTTGATTTCATTTGACCAAACAAATAACGCTTGACACAAGGTGCCACTTCTCTATACTTTGCAGAACCACCAATGATACTCCAATTAATTCTAAATCTTGTCGATGCATTCATTTTGTCGTTTGTTGTAGTTTTATACAACTTTTCTAAAAGTCTTAATCTCAATACTGGTGACAAATAATGAAGATTCAAACCAATAAATCCATCGCTCGTTTGGTCCCAAGGTATTACTAAAGGGTATTTATCGTAGTAAGGCAACTCATTTTTATATTTAGGATTATAGTTAAACATTACCATTTGACCAGAATAAAAGTATCCTTGTTGATTACTTGCATAATCTATGAATAATCTTTCGGCACGATAATTTGTTCCGACCAAATCTTTAACCTTACCGAGATACCAACCAAGAGCAGATTGTGTATCTCCTGGTTTTGGTCTTAGTTGGTCAAAAACATTTTTAACTGCCATCTTATACCTTTAAATGTTCTTCTGTTAAAATTTTAAATTCCCATTTTCTATCATCGCAGTATTCTTTTGCCGCTTGCCATTTTGAATTATTAACTATCCAATTCTTTACTTCAGTCATATATCGCCTAGTCTTTCTTGTTTGAGGCACCGGCTCTTTTGTGTATTTTTTAGGTTTAACTTCGATTAAATAAGTTTTTAATTGATTATCGTGTGACTTTACTTTCACAAAGAAGTCAATAAAGTATCTATGAACCCTCTTATCAATTGGGGATATATAAGGAATAACTACTTCTTCACTTCCCCATTGAACAACGGCAGGGTTATTATCACAATAAACCATAAATTTTAACTCCCAAGATGACCTATAGATAACATTTCTATAATCTCCGACATATTTGTGTGGGTGCTTGGGTAAATAACGACCTTTATAACTCTCTGCCATATTGAATATAAATATACTTGATTCAACTATTTATACCCCTTAGGACAAAAGAATGGCCAGAACCATCACTTCAAAAGAAGACAACTTATCCCCTTTAGATAAAAGTAGGGATGGTGACAAATATAAAATCGATAATTTGATGTATCCTATGGAACTAGGAACACCAGAATATGAGCATCATGTTGTTTTTTACATCAATGTTGATTCAACAAGTAAATTTCTTGGTGATGAAGAACAAATGGGTGAGCGCAGTTATGTTGGACAAAATCGTAGTGCGGCACACTCAGGACAAATAGGTAAAGTAGCAGACGGACTTTCAGAATCTTTTGGAAACAAAGAAAAGGCGTCTGGTGATGTTGCTACTAAAAAGAAAGATGATGGGTCGTTGATTGAAGTAGGTAAAGCGGCAGGAGATTCTTTAAAAACATCTTTTGGTGTAGGCAAATCAATGCGAAGACTAAAGGCCGCAATTGCTTTGACTATGCCTCAGTCATTTATTGCAAACTATGGAGTTCAATATAAGACTGGAGAATTAGGTTCTGTTCTCGGTGCCGCAATGAACGGAGGCATCTCTAACCTAGTCAATGTGATTAAAGGTGAAGGATTAAAAGGTGTTGCTGGAACATATGCGGGAGATACTGCTAGAATTATTGCAGACCAATTAGCAAATAAAATTCCTGTTCCTAAAAATTTAGCGAATGTTGAAAATGCGTTACAAGCGGCATCACGCCGAGTTCAGAATCCATATATGGAACAATTATTTGAATCTGTTAACTTTAGAACATTTTTATTTAACTATGAATTCACACCAAAGAGTGAACAAGAGGCAAGAAATGTTGCAGAAATTATTAAATCGTTTAAATTTCATATGCATCCAGAGATTGTTCAAACAGGACTCTTTTACTTGTATCCTTCCGAATTTGATATTGTAATATATTTCAAAGACAAGCAAAATGAATTTGTTAACAAAATTTCAACTTGCGTATTAACAGAATGTTCAGTTAACTATGCATCAAGCGGAAGTTGGTCTACTTTACGAAATGGTATGCCAACTGAAGTTACAATGCAGTTGTCATTTAAAGAGGTTGAACCTCTCACAAAAGAAAGAATTAAAGAGGGATATTAATGAGTTACTTTTCAAAGTTACCATCAATGTATTATTCTCTTTCTAAACCAGGAGAACAAGTTAAGGTTGAGATTGTAAAAGATATTTTTGTTCGTGCTGGTATTAGAAATGAACTAAGAGACAATATTTTTATTTACGATGAGTATGATATCAAAGATGGCGAAACGCCAGAAATGCTTGCCGACCAATTTTATGGTGATTCTGAACTTCATTGGGTTATTTTATTGACAAATGAGATTCATGATTTTATCTATGATTGGCCAATGACTGAAAGAGCGTTAAACAAGTATGTCAAGAAAAAATATACAAGACCTTTAGGTGTTCACCATTATAGAAAAAGACAATCTTCAGGCGACCCAAATGTTTGGATTACTGTTGATGCTTCATTAGCAGGTGCGGCCGGAGTTTATCCTGTGTCAAATTTAGAATATGAAGAAGGCGAAAATGAAAAAAAGAGAAGAATTAAAATTTTGAAAAAAGAAGCATTAGGAGAATTTATTTCTGAATTTGAAAAGATAATGGATAGACAGTAATGCCACAAAGAGAAAATGGTTTTTTTGCTGGCAAAGTCCAGTTTAACAAAGCAACAATTTATCATAATTCAATTGAATTGGATGTAATTTTAAAAGGTGATAAAGAAACTTACG